AAGTATTATTATTTATTTTTTCGTAATTTTCTTGTTTTTCTTCTACCACCATTCTTTTTTCTTCTTGTGTATAAATCATTTAACATATCTAATTGGTTTTTACGCCGTTCTTCATTTTTAATAAATCTATCATCATTGCTTGGAAGATTATCTAATGAAAATTGCCTTAGTCCTGGAGTAGTTTCCGGTTGAGGAAGATCATAACTTTCTTCATTAATGCTAGTTTTACAGCTTTCATTAGGACAGGTATCACATTTCATTTCACTACATACATTAATTATTTTGTTAGGTGATAAACATGATGCTTGACTCATTAAACAATTTAAATTTCGCATTAATAAAGATATAAATGCCCGTCTACTTTTAATTTGCAACTGCGATGCTTGTGCGCTTTCTCCTCTTTTTGCTAATATTAAAGATCTTTTTGAAATAGGAACAGCATCAAAAAATTTGGCTACTTTATCAGGATTTTCAGAATTATCATAAATAACTAAAAAATCTACACCAATATCATAACATTCTCCTTTATTGCCTCCCGTACAATTATCTATTAAAGACGCGATATTTATGTAACAATTTTCTAAACCTTTTTCAACAATACAATTGTTAAAATCAGGTAGGCCAATATCAGGAATATTATTTTTAACATTACTAATAAATCTAGTAATAATCCTATTTTTAAGATCTGTATATTTAACAATTGGTAATCCTAGAATAAAAATGTAATTAAAATTATTACAATCATTTGTAAATAATTGAGATGCCTTAAATAAAAATGATGTAGAATTTGTATTTTTAAATGTAGTTTCATATGTTAAATTTAAACCTAATGAAAATGATAAACATGTAATTATTAAAAGAAATAGTTTATTAGAGAATTGAATAGTATTATCTAAATTTTCAAGTATTTGTGAAATGCTGAGTTTCAATTCATCGTAATTTTGATTTGTTATTAATAATTTTAAGGTATTGGTATCATATTTTTCATTAAGACTGATAAAAATAGATTTTGAAGTATTTAATGCATATTCTTCAATCTGTTGATTTGTTAAAGAATTGCCTATTCTCGATAAATTATATAATTTATTTGTATTTTCAATGTAATCTCTCCAAACATCATTATTAATTGGAATTGAACCATCCTCAGCCAACGGAGGTATTGAAATTTCTTTTAATTTTTCCTGAAACGTAGTGTCCTTTTTTATTATATCATCTATTTCTAAATCAACATAAGGTAAATTATTAACTCTGTTATTAATTCTACGTGAGAGATCATTTTTAATAGCTTGTTTTAATGCAGACTTACCAGATCCAGGAGGTCCAGCTAGTATAATACAAAAACGAAATTTACTATCAGTCGTTCTATATCGAGGCATGGTGCTTATTGCAGTATTTCTATCATATGTTGAATTTGCATCACTAGGGTGATTTGTGTATTCTCTCCAATCTCCACATTGTTTACTTTCAATAAAGTATTTATTAACACCCATTGGATTAGATTTTTTTGATTGTTCTTTTCTATATTGAGAAATAACTGTTATTGTACTTAATGATTGTGGACATGGGTCCCAAATACTCATTTCGTTAGAAGTATCGTTAATAATATCTGATAAATTATTATCTGCTGGATATTGTGAAGCTATAGAAGCCATGTATATAAATAAATCATATTTTTATTAAATAATAACATGATTTAAATTAATTATTTAGTGAAATACCATTTTTCATTTTTACCTTTAATACCCATTTTATGATGAATATTTTTAGATTTCTTTAATTTACGTTGTATTTTTCCGTATTTTTCAGTAGTTAATCTTGGAATTTCCATAAGTTTTGGTTTATAATTATCAACAAGTAATCCTGTTGAATTATGAAGTGTTTCTGGAATAACATTAACACCATTTTCAATATGTGGATTAGGGAAAAAGAGAACTTGCGTTTTAATAAGTTTATTTTCCTTTGTTCGCCATGTAATATTTATGCATTTTGCATCTTCAAAGAATTCACCACAATTAAATCTCTTAATATTATTAGTAATTTTGAAGAATGAAAGAGCATCTTCATCGCAAATAGCCTTTTTTGTTATGTAATCAATAGAAAGTTTATGTCCCTCCGCAGAAATAAAAAGCTTACTATAGAAATAACCATCCATAACAATATTATGGGTGACTGGTGTAATATTTTGAGCGTATTTTAACATTCTATCTTTATGATCTTCTGTTGCTTGATCTACTTCAACATTAATATAATTATTACCCTGTTCGAAAATACGATAGAATGCTTTTTTGTTAGGAAGTTTTACAGGGCAGTTTGATTTGAAAGGATATATATATGGATCACCCGCACTTCCTCCGCCTGTTTCTGTTGTACCAATAGAACCGATGAAGTAACCTTGTCCGTCAATAGTGAATACATCACCGGGAAGTAATGTACCTGTAGTATTAGTACTAGAAAATGTACCTGAGACATCATCAGAATTAATTACAATGTTATCAAAAGATGTTGAAGGCGTAACAAAATATTCTTCTGATGTACCATCCTCTCTTTTAAATGTAATAGTTACATTTGAAGTTTTAAAAGTTATTTCTTCATCATCATCAAGAACAACATATGCACCTTCATCACTTGCAAGATTCGATGTTTCAATTGTTTCACCAGGTTTTACAATTAATGCTTTATCTTTTTTGAACTGTGAAGGTAAATCTAAATCTGTTTTTGGAATAACCATTTTTTTTACCTGTTTTGATTTATTGAATAAAAGTTTAAGAGATAAACGACGTTGTTTTCGTTTTTTCTCTGATTTTTCAGATGTAGTTAAACTACTATCATTATTAATAGAGGTCATTAAACTTTTAATAGTTGTAATCGTAGTTGAATCTGGAATAGATTTTGTAGAATCTGTGGAATCATTTGTGAAGCTTACTGATTGAAGTGTTGTAACATCACTTGAGGAGACACCTTCATAAAGCGTGGAAGAAGTGGAAAGAACCACTGATTGTGAAGGAGCCCAAGAAGTACTACTATATGTAATCCCTTTACCAAAAATAGTAGTATCATTTGCAATTGTTCTTGCTCTCGTTGTACTAATATTATATGTGTATCTAAAAAATGCAGCGGTTGAGTTGCTAGAAGATGGAAGTGCTGTAAAAGATGAATGATCTGAATAGTTAACTATTTTTGAAAAGTTGTTTCCATTTGAATCTCCAAAAATTATAAAATTACTACCAAATAAGACATTTTTACTTGAATTTACATGTGAAGGTGCAAATCCGGCATCATTACTAGTACCTGTAACAATAGAATAAGCACCATTATTATTTTGAGCGTCTGGAGTTTTATTAAAATTTACCCACCCCCATTTTTTACTGGTATTTCCAGAAAGTAATAAAATAAAATTGGGTCCGGTAATTACATTATGTTTTAGCAAATCTATCTCATTTGCTCCTGTTAATTGAATTGCTGTTTCTCCTTTTTTCTTAATTTTTACTATAAATGATGATGTAAATCCTAACGTTACTAAATATAAAGCATTTCCGTTATAATCATAATATAAAGGTACTCCGTTACTAGATATATCACCTGTTTCTGGACTAAGATAACCGTTACTCCAACTAGTTGTACCTGTTGTTGTAAATTTTGATGTTCTACATATATATGAAGCGTCTAAATCTGTAGATGTAGAAGATTTTCTAATTCGTGTTATCCAAGCATTACCATCATCATCTTTATACATTGTGAAAGAATGTAGTTGATTGTGTTTAGCATAACTATCTAATTGCTTTTTATTAATATAACTCATTGTACCATCACTACTTTGTTGATATACCCATATATATCCCATTCCTGTATCTGACGAAGGTCTTTCATAATATGCATAATAATCTCCTGATTTATGAAAAAGATCGATTCCTTTACTACTCATATTATTATAAGTAAATGATGGTGTATTAGCTGATGGGAATGGATCTGTTACCTGATTCCATGAAGATCCAGATTTTTTTAATATTTTAATCTTCTTAGTTGAATGATTATAATACTGAATGTAATTATTATCAGCATAAATGGTATGCGTGTAAGTTTCATTTGAAGATATATCATAATTAGTATCTGAAAGCATATTTATCGGTGTCTGCCATTCTGGTGGAGTTTCAACGGCACTTCCTGTAACGTTACTAGTTGTTTGCTCTAGACTATTCATATCAAAACCAACTATATTAAGATAATATGTGTTGCCGTTTGTTAAGAAGTTAAAAGGATAAGATGTAACTGTTTTACTAATAGTAAAAGTATCATCGGGGGTATCTGCATTTTTTTTTTCTAAAGTATCATAGTATTTAACTTGATATTCTTTAAAATATTGAGATGTTGACGAATTAAGTGATAAATTTAAAGTGAATTGCGAGTCTCCATTAGTTGTTGAGGCTGTAAAACCTATTTCTGTATTTGGAATATATGTATATTCAATAGTATCTAAAAATGTATATAAATTTGTTGCACTTGCCGTTTCAGAAAATCCAATTTTAATATAATATTTTTCTCCTTGTGTCATTGAAAAATGTGATGTACCAAGAGGATGATTAACCCCTAAATTAAAATTTTTACTAGTAGGTATAGAATTATTAGATGTATTTTTAAACCATGTCCATGTTTCGTTATCTGAACTTACAAGACCTGTCACCGATTGTTCGTTACTAGTTGTTCCATTTAATTGAAAATAACCAGGATTCTTCAATAATGTTATACTAACGTGTGATAAATCATATGTATTAGATGGATCATAAGATGGTAAAATAAAAGAGGGATAAAATCCTTCTATGCGATAATTAATATTATTTATAGTTGCATATATACAAACTTTTAATATACCACCATCGGTACCAGCAGCACCTGAAATATCAAAATAATAACCTTTTTGATTAGAAGAAGATCCAGGGAAAGCAATTAAATCAGATGAGTTTACACTAGTAAAATCACCTTGATTAATTGATGTCTGCATAGAATATGTTAATGAATTTGAAATATCTCTTTGTACTACACCAAATTTACCAGCTATTAATTTTTGATCGGATATATTAGTATTTACACTAGTAAGTAAATATACATTTAGGAATCTATAATATGTTACTTTATTAAGATCATGATCGATATTATTAATTTCATGAATCGCAGACCAACGACTCATTTCGTAACCATTCATTTTATAAGCAAAATTAGAAGTTACAAATGCTAAGTCAGATGGAGCACTAGCGCCTCCTAAGTAGGTATTTGAAGAATCATCTCCCCATGTAACAACTGAACCATCTGTTTTAATAGCTGTAAAAGCATACTGTGATGGTATAATTGTAAGAATATCAGAAGTTGTTGGAGCACCAGACACACCAAATTCTGAATTTGATCCTCCGCGCCATGCGGTAACACTACCATCAATATTTAAACCTACAAATGTAGTTTCATTTGAGAAAATTTTTGTAAATCCTGTTCCAGTAGGTGCGTCAGAGCCACCGTTATTTGAGTCTCCCCAAACAGACACACTTCCATCACTTTTAATTGCTGCGAAAGCAGTTGCTGTACTAAAGATTTTGGTAAAACCTGTTCCTGTTGGTGCACCAGAACCACCGTTACTAGAATCACCCCAAACTGAAATGCTACCATCGCTTTTCAATGCTGCGAATGCGCTATTTGTTGAATATATTTTGCTATATCCAGTTCCTGTAGGAGCACCGGAGCCACCAAAATCTGTGTGGCCCCATGATATAATACTACCATCTTTATTAAGAGCAGCAAATGCTTTTTGTGTAGTATATATATTTTCATAAAGTCTTTTTGCAGAGCTACTATTAAAATCTATTGTGCTATCTAAACCACCGTGATCGCTAGCACCTCCAATAGCAATACTACCATTCTTAGTGGAAGTTTCTGATGATGAAGGTGTTTCAGAATAAATAATAGCAACAGCTTGATCGTTAAAAGCAACTTTAGTTGGATAATTAATTACAGTTGTTGATCTTGTTGCACCTGCGCCAGTGGTTCCAGGTTTTGTAATTACACCAATACCACCCCAATTAGGATTACTATATTTTTGAACGTTTTGATTCATATTTTGACCCCATGCGTACGTTTCAGTTTTAATAGCATTACTATATCTTCGCCCGTAAAAACCATTTTTGTATGGTTTCACTTCAACGTAAAATTGAGATGAAATTCCAAGTGTAGTATCTGTTCCACTTGAATTATATATAGGACCACCATAACCAGGTCTACCCCATGCCTTAACTTTACAATTTTTCTTTTGAGCTGCGAAAGCATGCTGATTTGAGTAAATTTTTACAAAATCATTATCAGTTGGAACATTTGAAATATCTTCTGAATTGCCGTCTGAATTTATCATTTTTCCCCAACTAATGACTGTTCCATTACTATTAAGAGCCGCAAAAGCCAGATCAGTGGAGGCAATATCTATGAAACCACTGTTAGTAATTCCACTAGGTAAAGAGGATGTAGCAAGACCACTTTTACCCCATGCAGCTAAAGTTCCGTCACTTTTAAGTGCTAAAAATGAATTGTTAGTAGAAACAACTACTGGTTTTAAATCAGATGTGCTTGATAGAGACATCTTTATAATATATAGAATTATAATATTTTATATATTATTTTTAAAAACATTTTTATTCATCATTTAAATAATTATGTATTAAATTATCAGCATTTTTATTATATACACTACCAGTGGAGAAACAATCTTCATATAATTTTCTAAGAACTCTTTCTGGAGCAGATGAACCTGATTTTATGATATTATGTTTTCTTAGATATTCTTTTATTTCACTAATGCATTTTTTACGCAATATGTTTTGTTCGTTTTTTATCATTTTTCTTGTTTTTCCAGATTTAACTAATATGCCTACACGTCTATCTTTTTTATTTTTTCCTAATTTATATTTTTTTATAGTTCTTTTTACTTTTACCAATCGTTGCACACCTTTTTCATTTTTTGGAGTTGCAAGACGTGTTTTTAAACGTTGTAACTTATCTTCTCTTGTAACAAGACTTGGTTGAATTGTGGGAGTATTATCAATTAATACAGATGGTTTTGGATTGATTTGTTCTTGAGTTATTATTTTACTTAAATTTGGGTTTTCACGCATTTTGAGAGTTCGTCTATATTGTGAATATGTCGGCTTATTTCCATTCTTAAGACAACCATAAGGTGGGTCTGAGGGAGGTTTATAAACGGGAGGTTGTGTTAGTAAATTGGTACTAGATGCATTTGTATTATTTTGTTTATTGTTAATAATATTATGATTTATTATAGATTTCAGTCTCTTTGTTTGTCTACGCATTTTCTTTTTCATTCTTTTTTCTTTCTTTTTTTTAATAATTTCCTCTAAATAACTAAGCTGATCGTTAAAATCCTTAGTAAAAGATTTTTTAATTTCTTCATCTTTGGTGTCTTCTTGATTTATTTTTCTTCTTTCCAAACTATCTTTTTGATGTTCTTTAATTTTTTGTATTAACTTTTTTTTTATATTATTAGGTTTAATAGACATTCTAAGATCTTTTCTTTTCTTTTTTTTTTGATGACTTTTTGAAGTTTTATTTTTCTTACTTAAACTCAAGAAATTTGGATTAATTTGTATCATTTTTTTAGAACTCATAATTTCGTTATTTATAAATGAAATTATAAAAAGCTATAATATTAAACGGAATTTATGCATACATAAAAGGAATAAATGATTGTTTATCAACTCTATTTTTGACTTCTTTATTGTCTGTAAACATTTCAAATCCTTTATTAATATCTTTTTGTGTAATAACTCTTTTTTCACTTTCATCTTTACAAAAAACGCGACGACCATGTGCAATTTTAGTTTTTGCAAGCAATGTTTCAATATCTCTACCATAGAATTTAAAATAGTCCATTTTATCTTCAAACCATTTATTTTTAATTTCTTTTTCTAAAGACCATCCTATTTCTTTTACTTTTTTAGCAAAAATTTTATTTAATTCATCTGCTTTATAATCGTCGGTATGAAATCTCCATGGAAATCGTGAATTTAAACCTTGATTATATGAAAAAAAACATTTATCTAAATCCTCTTCATAACCAGCAATTATTACCATGAGATTATCTTTATTATCACTCAATCCTTCACACAAAGTATCTATACATTCTTTTGCAAATGAATCTCTTTTTTCTCTATTTCCTAATGCATAGGCTTCATCAATAAAAAGTACACCTCCTAAACAATCTTTTATAACATCTCTTGTTTTCATTGCTGTTTGTCCCAAATACCCTGCAATTAAGTCAGCACGTGTTGCCTTTCTAAATTTATTATTTTTTAAAATTCCTATTGATGAAAATATTTTTCCCATAATTTTTGCTATTTCCGTTTTTCCTGTACCAGGAGGTCCATATATAACAGTATGCATAAAATCATTACCCATGTGGAGATTTTGAGAAAAAAATATAATTTGATCTACAATAGCGTCTTTTAATTTATGCATACCAATCATATTATCCAAATCTTCTAGTGGTTTTTTAATATTATGCATCGCTTGCATATTAATATTATATTCAATATCTATTTTCAATGGATAGTCATCTATAAGTTTTAAAATATCAGCTAGTCCGTTAATTTCTCTTTCTATTTTAACTTTACTTTTTTTTATATTAATTTGCGGAGGGATAGTAATTCCAACAGTAGCCGGCATTGGAATATTAATGTTACTAGGTTTAGTGAAACTAATACTTGGTTTATTTAAGTCGTTCCAGCTAGAATTAGTATTCCATATAGATTGATCTTTATTTTGTAATAATGGATTTAATGTATCTTTACCACCAAAAATATTGTTTGGAAATGGTGGAGGAGGTAAGAAATTAGAGTATTGGGTAGAAGCATTTTTTTTATTAATTGAAGATTTTATTATATTTTTTGAAATATCATCCTCAAATGTAAGTTTAAATTTATTATCAATATTTTTAAGTATTTTGTTGAAATTTTTTCGATATAATTTTTTATTATAAGGTATTAATTGAAGATTACTTTTATTTTCGTATTCTAATATATTTTTATAATCTTGTGTTTTATCTAAACTATCTTTTATAATATCAAAACTATTGTCTTTTAGTTTTTTTTCATTTTCTATTCTATTTTTTCGTAAATCATCTAAAATACTATTAAATTTCATAGAAAATAATAAACTATTATTTTTAATATCTAATTGAATATTATCACTAACATCATTTACTATATTATTAAAAAACAATGATTTATTGTCCTTAGAATAATGTAGGTTAAAAATATTATGAAAAATATTTTTATTTCCACAAAGATCTACTATATTTTTACTTATATCTATTGTATTATTATTATTTTTATTCAAATTCATATATGTATATATTATTGTAATATTATTTTGAAAAGTATTTTAGAATATGAGTTTAAAGATAAATTGAAATATATTTTAAGCTGAAAATGAATGTAAAACCAAACATGATCAATTCTAGAAACATTAACACCGAGTTACCATGGAAAATTATTGAGAGTTATTTTGAAGGACAACATTTAAAACGATGTATTCGTCATCAGTTGGAATCATACAATGATTTTGTTTCAAGTCAAATCCAAAAAACGATTGATATGTTTAATCCTGTTACAATTCATTCAGATCAGGATTATGATAAAAAAAGTAAAAAATATAGTCTTGAATTAATTATTACATTTAATAATTTTCATATATATCGACCTCAAATACATGAAAATAACGGTGCAACGAAAATTATGTATCCACATGAAGCTCGATTGAGAAATTTTACATATGCATCTGCTATGACGCTTGATTTAGATATTAAAATCATACAACGAACAGGGGATATGTTAGAACACGTTCAAACCCATTATAAAAAATTACAAAAAATTCATATTGGAAAAATTCCAATTATGGTAAAATCCGCAATTTGTGTTTTAACTCTTAATTCACAGTTAGATGCAAATATTACAGGAGAATGTAGGTTTGATGCAGGTGGGTATTTTATTATTAATGGTTCTGAAAAAACTGTTATCGCACAAGAACGAGCAGCAGAAAATCGAGTTATGTGTTTTAATATAAAAAAAAATAACAATAAGTGGTCTTGGTTAGCAGAAATCAAGTCTATTCCTGATTTTAAATGTATTTCACCCAAACAAATTAATGTTCTAATTTGTTCTAAGAATAATGGATTCGGGCACCCTATTCATATTCAAATTCCGAGGATTAAACAGGCAATACCAATATTTATTCTTTTCAGAGCACTAGGTATTAATTCTGATAAGGAGATATGTTCGTACATTATTTTGAATTGTAAAGATAAAAAAATGAAAAAGATGATTTATTCTTTAAAAGCATCGATTATTGAAGCAAATGGTTATCTAACAAAAGAAGATGCGTTGAATTATATTGTATCATTTGCAATGTATACGCCAATTAATATGGATAAAGAGGAAGGAGAACAAAAGAAAAAAGAATTTACTGAAAATGTTTTGGAAAATGATTTATTTCCGCACTGTCCTAGTGAAAAACAAAAAATTTATTTTCTAGGGTACATGATTAATAAACTACTTCAAACTAGTTTTGGTTGGCGTAAGTGTGATGACCGAGATTCATATATGAATAAACGCATTGATCTTACTGGTACGCTTTTGAATAACCTTTTCAGAAATTATTTTAATAAGGTTGTAAAAGATATGAGTAAACAAGTAATTCGAGAAATTAACAATGGATCATGGAGATCTACTGAGAATTTCCTGAGTATTATTAATAGAACAAATATTTATAAAATTATTAAGTCAACTACAATTGAAAATGGAATTAAACGTGCATTAGCTACAGGAGATTTTGGTGTAAAAAATTCAAATTCAAATAAAGTTGGTGTAGCTCAAGTTTTAAATCGTCTTACATATGTTTCTAGTCTAAGTCATTTAAGACGTGTAAATACACCTATTGATAAGAGTGGTAAGTTAATTCCACCACGCAAGTTACATGGTACAAGTTGGGGATATTTATGCCCGGCAGAAACGCCAGAAGGTGCCCCAGTAGGCGTTGTTAAAAATTTATCATATTTAGCTCATATAACGATAAGAGCAAACAGTAAAATAATTTATGATATTTTAAAAAGTAAAATTACTACAATAGATGATTGCGAACCGATAGATCTTTATGAAAAAGTTAAAATTATTATCAATGGTGCATGGATTGGAATTTGTGATAATCCATATGAATTATATAAATTCTTGAAAATGAAAAAGAGTGATGGTATTATTAACATTTATACAAGTATTATATTCGATACTTTTGCTCTAGAGTTAAGAATTTGTACTGATGCAGGTCGTCTTACCCGCCCATTATTAAAAGTTAAAGATAATAATTTATTAATAAATGATGAAATTAAAGAAAGAATATTTAATAATGAATTAAAATGGGATGATTTTACTTTGAATCATGAGATAAGTGAATCAATTATAGAATACCTTGATCCAGAAGAGCAAAATTATTCAATGGTTTGCATGAAAGAAGATAAGTTAAGTAATATAGAATTTTCAAAATTTAGGTATACACATTGTGAGATTCATCCTAGTACTATTTTCGGACTTCTTGCATCATGTATTCCTTTTCCAGAACATAATCAATCTCCTAGGAATACGTATCAATGTGCGATGGGTAAACAAGCTATGGGGATGTATGTTACTAATTTTGATAACAGAATGGATAAAACAGCATATATTTTAACAACACCCATGCGACCACTTGTTGATACACGAGTGATGAATTTTATTAAGTTAAATAGGATTCCATCAGGAAGTATGGTTATGGTAGCTATTATGTGTTATTCCGGATATAATCAGGAAGATAGTATTATATTTAACCAAGGTGCACTTGATCGTGGTTTATTTAATGCAACAATTTATCATTCGGATAAAGATGAGGATAAAAAAATTCATGGTGATGAAGAGATTCGTTGCAAACCTGATATTACAAAAACAAAAGGTATGAAGTTTGGTAATTATAATAAGTTAAATAGTAAAGGAGTAATTCCAGAAAATACACTTGTTGAAAATAAAGATATTATTTTAGGTAAAGTAATTCCTATTAAAGAAAATAGAAACGATCATACAAAAGTAATTAAATATCAAGATCATAGCAAAGCGCATCGTACTAATGAAGAGTGTTATATTGATAAAAATTATATTCATCGTAATGGCGATGGATATACATTTGCAAAAGTTCGTATAAGAACACATCGTAAGCCTACTATTGGAGATAAATTTAGTTCTCGTCACGGACAGAAAGGTACCATTGGGATAGTATTGCCTGAAAAAGATATGCCTTTTGATGAAAATGGGATTCGCCCGGATATTATTATAAATCCTCATGCTATTCCATCAAGAATGACTATCGGTCAATTAAAAGAAACACTTTTAGGTATGGTACTTCTTGAATTAGGACTATTTGGTGATGGTACCAGTTTTAATGATCTACCTATCTCAGAAATTTGCAAGCTATTATCAAAAAATGGATATCATAGTAAAGGAAATAGTGTATTAATGAATGGTATGACTGGAGAGCAATTAGAAACATCAATATTTATTGGACCAGCATTTTATCAACGTCTTAAGCATATGGTTAAAGATAAACAACACGCTAGAGGAGAAGGTCCAATGGTCGTATTAACAAGACAACCTGCAGAAGGTAGATCGCGCGAAGGCGGATTAAGATATGGAGAAATGGAGCGTGATGGTATGATGGCTCATGGATGCAGTAGATTTACAAAAGGAAGGCTATATGACTCATCGGATAAGTTCCATGTGCATACATGTAAGAAATGTGGAATGATTGCGGTTTATAATGATGAAAAGAATATACATCATTGTACTATTTGTAACAATAGAACAGATTTTGCAAGGGTTAATATTCCATATGCTCTTAAACTTTTAACACAAGAGTTAATTAGTATGAATATTGTTCCAAGGATGATTACAGAATAAAAATAATAATTTAAAATTAATATTTAGAAATAATAAAAATATTTTTATATGAAAAATTATTTAGAAAATTACATAACACAAAATTTAAATATTAAATTACCAAAAAAAACTTTTAAAGAAAAATATTCATTTAATGAACGATACAATGAAGCTAAAAACATTATGATTAAATATCCAGACAGATTTCCAATTATTTGTGAGAAATGGGGAAATGATCCAGATATGCCTGAAATAGATAGAAAAAAATATTTAGTACCTAATGACTTAGGTGTTAATCAGTTTATTTATATTATTAGATCACGAATGAAATTATCTCCACAGAAAAGTTTATATATATTCATTAATGGAAATATTATGCCCCATACTGGTGGTAGTATTACTGAATATTACCATAAATACAAAGATGATGATGGATTTTTATATATTTCATATAGTGGAGAAAATACATTTGGTTAAAAATTTATATTTAGTAAATATATATGTCTGGTTCAACAATAACAACATCACCCGCAACAGTCACAACGACTACACATACAGTAAATCAGTCAAATTCCAATGGGTTAGTAGTATACAAAGGATGCCCTATTCGTCTTCGCGAATTAAATACCGCTAGAAAACGCGGCCCTACATCTTTACAGGGTGGTGCAATTTCAAATGGAAATGCTATAAGAAGACGCGTTGCTCATGTTACATACAAAAAAGATGGTGTTGATACAAGAAAGCCATCATATGGTCCTCTTTTTGGATTTAAGAAAAATCCTCATTTAGGAGGTAAATGTGCTGATAAGGCATTACACAGTGCAAATTCAGGAAATAGTTCTGATGTTATTTATTGGAAAAAATTATACGGAGGTCCAAGACCATTATTCAGTACTGCAAGCTGTGATTATGGTTGCTGTGGAGATAAACTTTTTAATAAAGATAATACATGTGAGAGAACATCAGAGGCTAATAGATCTTAAATAAGTAGTGATTAAATTTATTCTTTAATAATTATATAATGAATAAATTTCTTGCTGAATTTTTAGGCACATTTTTCTTTTTATATGTAATATTATCTACAGGAGCTGCTGTACCAATTGGACTTTCTTTAGCAATCGCTATTATGGTTTTAGGTAAATTTTCGGGTGGAAATTTTAATCCAGCTGTATCTGTTATGATGGTTGCTGCGGGTAAATTACCATCAAGTGATCTTTTACCATATGTATTAGCACAAATTACAGGAGGCCTTGCTGCTCTTGAATTATATAAGCGTGTTAAATTTTAAATAATATTTGAATTTTTTTAAATTTAATTCTAATATTATTATATATTATTATGTCTATTCAACCAAATACATCAGTCTCTGCAAAATATGTTATTAATAAAGGTAATTTAACAGATGAAATAACATGTCATGGTAAACAAACCATGAGCTTAAGTGATATTGAAAAAGCCTTACAAAAACATTTCAGTAATAAAGCATCAGACCAGGTTGATAATCTTAAAACTATTATCAATAACACACAGACTTTAGCAGAAGAAAAAGTTAGTAAAATGGATCCTACAATAATTCCTAGTAAAAAGTCTAGCGTTCAACATTTACAAGATGCTAGACAATCAGCAGAATCTGCAGCATCATCTATTGGAAATGCAGCTAGAGACATTTTCGAACAGGCAACAAGTGCGACTAAAAAAGCAGTTGATAATATGCAAGATGCGGCTGAAAAAAGTATTAGAGAAGTAAGTAGCACAGTTTCTAAAACTGCAGATAATGTTGCAAGACAAGCTAAATCACTTGAAACTAGAGTAAAAGGTAATCAAGATATAGTAAACCCTACCGTAGGAAACCAAACTCCTAAAATTATAACACCTATGCCTCTACGTAATACTATCAGTAATACAGTACCAACTGCTGTTTCTATAGCTTCTTCTCCTAGTGTAAAAGCTGCAACAGTAGGTGGATACAAGAAGAAAAATAGTAAGAAACGTAAGAAACATACAAAAAAACGTGTAAAAAGAAAAGTAAAAAAAACACATAAAAAACGTCACCACAAAAAAAGTCATAAAAAACGTCATCACAAAAAAAAAGGTAGAAAAACAAAGAAAAGATAAAAATAATTTCATGTAGTAATTGAATTAATTACCAAATGAAATGTATTATAAATAATTTATTTATATTTTATATTTTAAATTATAAACCATTTGGTTCTATATCCATATCATCAGTAATATCATGCGCGTGTAACAATTTCCATCCTCTCCATCCTAGCCTTGATGGTTCTCCTAGAATTTTATTTAGATATTCATATAAATCTTTACCACTAGGTGGTTTTCCTGTATAGTTTTCTGCATACCATTCCTGAAATTCAGTTAAGACATCTCTCTTTTTAATTTTTGAACCATCAATCTTAATAATTCTTTGTTTTACAAATTCACCAATATTATCCTGATTATCTTTATATTGCATTGTTGAAGCCATAACTGCTTTACAAGGAGTAACCATTCCATTTGTTTCAAATAATTTCTCAACAAGCATTGATGTTAAAATTGGAACCCATCTTTTAAATTTCTCATCAATCTTTCTGTCAACCTTAAATTCTTTATCTTTTGGATCATCTGAAGGTTCATCTACAAACTTAGATTCAAAATTACAAATCTTAATTCTCCTCCATGTACCATCATCAAGACTATTAATTTCAAACAAATGATTAGTACATACTACTAGAGATAATTGAGGACTAAATGTTACTGTATCCTTGAAAAGCGCCCTACCTTGAATAGGATCACCACCAGTTAATTCTTTCATAATACCCTCATTTAACTTAGTTTTAGCAGAAGGTTCCTGCATAACAGCATAACGAATACCTTTTAGTTGTGCGATTTCTGGAGATACACCACCAATACTTCCTCTCTTTTGTGTAATTAATGCAAGAGGAACTGAACCTTTATAGTCACCGAGTACAAGACCCATAAGTTCAACAAGTTTAGATTTACCATTTCTACCACAACCATTATAAATATTAAAATCTTGATTTCTGTTATCACCTACTAAGACACTAGCAAGATGTTCCCATATATATTTATTTAATTCAGGATTTGGGAATAATTGTTCGAAGAATTCTATAATTTCTTGTCTAATTTCACAATGTTCTATATTATTCTCATCAAAATTTATGTAATCAGTGTTCGTACATAATGAAAGATAATCATCTGGACGGCATTCGCGAAATCTTTTTTCTTTCATATCTAAAACACCATTATTAAAACAAAGTAATTCCGTATTTTTATCTAATTCATTTAAGAAGTCTGGATCAAAGAAGATTTCACAGGCTTCTCGCATTACATTTTGTTTCCAAGATGTTTTCTTTAATTTTAAAGCCATTTTTGATAATTGATCTATGCTTGCTCTTAATTCCTTTGCTTTATCTGAACCACTTTCTTCTTCCTCTGTAACTCTTGCAATTAGTTTCTGAGTTTTACTTGCATAAATTTGATGAACCCGTTTTGAAAGATTATGTCTAAGAGTTGTACCCGAATCAACTTCTACCCATCTTCCTTTTTTAAATTCATACCAAATGCCTTTTTTAATATTAGTACAAACAAATTTTCCCTCATAAATTGCATGAGTTAGTTTAGCTACATCATATTCTGTTTCTCCGTCTCTTAACTGCCTATCAATATGATGTTCGATACAATTATCGCGAATTACTGTATATGCTGCAGAGTTACAATCTCTAGCCCAATACTTAAGACTTCCCATTGTTAATGATCCATTTCCTCCATGTTCGTTCCATAAATGAAAACAATCATTATTAATCCAATCAAATTTTTCACTACGAGAAGAAAATCCTAACCAAACAGGATATAATAACTCTGAAACAGATTTTAAAGCCCAACCAACTTCCATCCACTTATCATAAGGCTCATAATATCGCTGATCTAAAAGTTTTGTTAGGTCATGAGCCATTGTAATATCATAATTATCATGATCTTTTGCCATTTGCAAAATTTGTGATATGGCTTCTTCACATTTTTCAGGTGTATCAATAGTTTGGAAAGATGATATTGTAAACAATTTTGATTGTTTATTACTCTTTGAAATAATTCTTAATTTTCTTTTTTTCTTTGTATTTTTATACTTTTTTGCAATTTCAATTGCATCATCAGTTAATACAGCTTTTTCAGCATTGTAATTTCTTGCACTAATTATTGGGAGTATATTAATAATATCTTTTTGAGTAAATTCAACCTCCTCAAATAATATATCATTATCATTATCATCATATTTAAGTTCATACATATGTTTTAATTCATAAGCATCATTTCCTGGTTTTCGAGCACCAAATATTTGCCATTTGTTAATACCTGTTGAAATTCTACTATCTAAAAGAGATTCATAGTCATTAGTTAGTGGAAGATCTTCGAAAATATTTCCTAGTTCTTTCACAACTTCATTACGTATTGCTACTTGTACTCCATATGGCATAGATAAATTAATTACAATATGAATACCATCTTTTGTGTACTCATCATTGGTTGTATTTGCTCTTGGTTTTTCCAATATAAAAGCATTAATTTTATTATAAGTATCTTTTTCCCAAATAATATAATTTTTAATTTTATCAACATATAATTCAAGTAAATCAAACATATTACCAAATTCATGTTGTCTTGTTTGAACTGTATTATCATATCTTTCATCAATATCTATTAAAATAGGACCTGCTTCATTTAATTGTGCTTCCACAAGATAACATTCTTTCTTATTTACAAATACTTTTTTATGATATAATTTCCAAAATGTATTTATCTCTTCCTCAGGAATAGAGAATTTTCCCCCATATACACCAAATTTAGGATTTCCAATTCTAGTATGTGTTATTTCCTTACCATCTTTATGCTTATATTTATCTAGTAATCCATCTAA